TATTCCTGATGAAGACAAATAATTCGTTAACTACATCAGTAAATATTCGCTAAACAAAACATAGGAGAAAATTATGGCAAAGCGAGAAACAGATGAAATTACCATCCCTGCAGTTGCAGTTGATGCGTTTAATGAGGCGGCTCAACAAGTAGCCCCAAGTAATCAAGTTACCCCAACGGGTAAAATCTTTTCTGAAACAGATGTGGAAAACATCCGTAAACAGGAAAAAGACAAGATGTACAAGCGTCTTGAAGAAGCCGATGCACGAGCAAAGGCCATGGAAGAGCAACTTAAAGTACTTGCTCAAGACCGTGAAGAAGCTATTAAAAAAGCTGAAGAAAAAGCCCGTGCTGAGGAAGAAATCCGCAAACAACGTGAGTTTGAAGAACTTACCTCTAAGCAATTGTTGGCCAAAACCGAAGATGAGTTCAATGCCAAAATTAAGAACATTGACGCTGAATGGCAAGCTAGGTTTGCGGCAATTGAAGAGGATCGCAAGTCGCAGCAAGCATTGCTTGATAAAGAACGCGAATTGCGCGAATTAGAAACCTATCGTCAGCGCAAGATTCACGAGGAACAAGAGAATATCATTCCAGAATTGATTGATCTTGTCGCTGGTAACACCATTGAAGAGGTAGACGCTTCAGTAGATATCTTGCGCCAACGTAGTGCTGCTATACTTCAAAGTGTCCAACAAGCGACGCAACCACGCCAACTTAAAGGCGTATCGGTTACTTCGCCAGTGTCTGGACCAATGGAAAACCAACAGGAATACCAAACGTTGAACTCGGATGACATCCGAAACATGACAATGGACCAGTATGTTAAAATGAGAGACAGGCTATTAAGTTCACGATCCAACAAGGGTCGTTTTTAAGGTCCATATTCAATAGGAAATTTAGGAGATAAATTATGGCAATTCCAGGCCCACAAGGTGGAGCAATTACAGGAGCAGGTCTTACGTCAGTAACGACTACAGGCTACTCAAGTGATGCAACACTCTCACCAGCAATTCAACAGATTTGGTCAAAAGAAATTTTGTTCCAAGCAATGCCGGTTCTTCGTTTTGAACAGTTCGCAGTAAAGAAAACAGAACTTGGTGTAATGCCTGGTTTGACAATTAACTTCATGCGCTATTCAAACTTGTCAACAGACGAGGCTGTAGGTGCAACTTTGACTGAAGGTGTACGCATGGAGCCAGTGGCTCTTTCAGCATCACAGATTCAAATCACGGTTGGTGAACAAGGACAGGCTCTTGCAGTAACTGAACTTCTCCTCAACGCATCGTTTGATGACGTAATGGCATCTTCAAGCCGCTTGCTTGGTCGTCACATGGCACAGTCAATGGACATTCAAGCTCGCAACACTCTCTACCAGAATGCAGTTCCATTCTCTGGTGGTGCAGCAGTTCCACCAAGCGTCGTGTTTGGTCGCAACGTTCAATCGGGTGCTCGTACAACAATTTCACCATACGATGCAGGTACCGTAGGTACATACAGCAGTCCAGGTTACTTGTCACCTGCAGCTATTAAAGATGCAGTTGAAATCCTTGCTGGTCAGAACATCCCACGTCTTGGCGACACTTATGTTTGCTTCGTTCACCCATCACAAAGCCGTGCGCTTCGTGACTGGCCAGAATTCATTGAAGTAACTAAGTATGCTGCCCCAGGCAACTTCATGCTCGGTGAAATTGGTCGTATCTACGACGTAGTGTTCATTGAGACAACTCAAGTTGTTGCAGGCGGCGGTCCTGCAGACCTTGTATCAGGTACAACTGGTGCACAGGCTCCAACAGCAACTTCATACAGCGCCATCATGATTGGTGACAACGCTTTCGGTCACGCTATTGCATTGCCAGTAGAACTCCGTGACGGTGGTGTCATTGACTTTGGTCGTGAGCATGGTCTTGCTTGGTACGCAATTTGGGGCTTCGGTATGATTACTGGAGAATCCCGTGTTGTGATTAACACCAAGGGTGGAGCAATCGCCTAATTAATCTCTAAGATGTAAGTGGGGGTTAATACCTCCACTTCATTCTTAACTACACAAAAAGGAGCCATAAAATGGCACGTGCTAAAAAAGAAATTAAAGAATTTGTTGAGCAAGATCAAAGCTTGTATGCAATTGATCGTGATGAGGCTGAAGTACTTGATCCAACTACTAAAGACGACTTGGTATCAGCAAGAGTTAAAGGTAGCTGGGTTATGTTTTGGAGTCAGTCAAGCTATTCATTCGTGGATGGACAGCGTTACAAGCTTCCTCGTGAATTGTTTAACTATCTTAAGAAATCAGGAAACATCTACGACACACTCTGAGGTTTAAACAATGACAGGATTTATAGTACCGAACGCAAATCAATTTGGTGTATCAATCCAAAGTTTAGATCAAGCAGAACCTGATTCATTAGATTTTGAAATTGTTGGAAACAACCGCTACGCGGTTCTTTCTGGTTTGTCTGCTACCTTCAACGCAGCCTCTAATGGCTCAGCAATCGTTGCTAGCGGAGAAGTAATTATTGATGGAGTGTACGGTTCAGTTTCTGGAGACACCTTGACATTTACTGCTCCTTCTGCCGATCCACGATTTGATTTAATTGTTGCGCAAAATAGCGCTGGTACTTTTTCTTTAAATACTGTTATTGGCACTGCAAGTTCAACCAATCCTGTTTTCCCAGCAGTTGCTTCTACTCAAATTGTGCTTTATGCTTTGTACAGAAAATCTGGGGAAACTTTTGGCAACAACAGCGTTGTAGATAAACGCAAATTAACATCTACAGTTATCCGTAGTGGAACTGGAGTTCCTCCTGCAGTTGGTGTAGATGGCGACTTGTATATCCGAACTGGCTTTACACCAGCCAACGGTCAATCATCTTTGTATGTAAAGCATTCCGGATCTTGGCAAAACTTAGGTGTATACACAGTAATTCCAGATGTTCCTCTGAATCCATTTTTGCTTGTTGGATTGTGAGCGAGGAACTTCTTCCTACTCCTGCGGGAACTGTTACAGACATTACAAGAGTTCGCCGCGTTAGTTTGGGGCGTTTCAGAGAACAACAACCTGCAATGAACCAAGAATTGCAAGACACAGTTCCCGGCTCTGGTTCTGGCGATCAATAATAAAGTAAACTATTATCATGCATACAGTATTTGACCCTGCTTCAGTAAAAACAATTACAACAATTGCTAGAAAGTTTTTAAGAGATTTTCCTAAATTTTTTCAAGTATCGTTTAACGCAGTAGGCAGAACCTATGAACTTGGTAATCCTAACATTGACGCGGATTCTCTATGGGTTGCTACTTACACAAACAGTGCCCCAACAATAATATCTTCAAACACTTCTGCCAGTTCTTACTATTCACTAGATGCTCGTAATGGAATATTGCGTTTTAATCAAACCCCATCTGCAAGCGCAAGTATCCTGGTTGAAGGTTATTATTACGAATGGGTTCTGCCTTCTGATCTTGAATTTTACGCAAACCATTCTATTGAGCAGCATGTATATAATTTAGATTTGCCCCTTGAAAGCATGTCTTCAATTGTGATTGACACTATCGGCATGCACTGTGTGGTAGAGGCTTTATGGGGGTTGCTCACGGAATATAGCCGAGATATTGATATTACGACTTCAGAATCTGTACATATACCAGCAAGTCAAAGATTTAGAATGGTTCAAAGTTTGCTTGATTATTGGTCAAAGGTTTATGAAAAACAAGCTAAGGCTCTAAATATTGGTCTTGAGAGGATTGAGATAATGAATCTTCGCCGTGTTTCTAGAAACACAAACAGATATGTTCCAATCTATAAGTCTAAAGAACTTGGAGAGTATGGGCCGATTGAACGACTGTTTCCAGAAATTGGAGATGGTGTTATTAACATTGAAGAACCTGAAGACAAACAAATTAGCGATGTTTTCGTCACAATTGAACCTGGGGTGACTACCAACTCGTCTGCTATCTACGGAATATAAATCATGGATGGTCGCAGAGAACTTGCTCACATTCGCAAGAATTATCGTCAATATCACCGACAAGTTGGGGAAACCATAGCGTGGTTTAGTTTTATTCCTTTCTCGCCCACTGGCAGTGAATACGATGATGTGTACGATGAAGGGCCGTATGGGTCAGATGGTAAGAAATACAAAGACAAAGTAATTGTCCCAGTATTGATGGTTACTGAAACCGAAGATACGAAACGAGCTATCCCAGAAGGTAGGCAACCAGTGCAGGTAGTAAACGTTGTTTTGTCTATTGCTGACATGCGAGATGCTGGTATTGAAGAACCTTACGAATACCAAAGACACTTAAACGACATGTTTATGTATGACGCTAGGTACTATAGCGTTACCATGTACCGCGTTCGTGGTCGTGTGAAAGATGATGTTTTGGTTGTTGTTGAAGGAATTGAAGTTTACGTAGATGATGAAATGCCAAACGATCCAGGTCCTGCAGCGATGTCTGTTACTGACCTTCCTTGGCCTTCTACGTTGCCATCCCTTACCTGATAAACTGTAATTGCTTAACGAGCGTTAAGCAATACAACGCCTAGGGTTAAAGGAGTGCCAATGACTGGCAAATCTACGAACGCATCCTCTAACCCTATTGTCACAGGTTGTCCTGCCCCAATTACCTATCTTGCAGACCTTTTTCTTAATCTTGAAGATCATTTAACTAACATCATTGGCGATGCGGTATTAGAAGAAGAGAAGAGAATTAGAAAATCTTTGCCACAAAAAGAAGCAGAATGGAACTCTATTTCTAAAGACTTTAGTATTAACTGGGATTCTAAAGACCTGTCTTTTTCCTACGACGTGGTGGGTGCTTCTAATGCAAAAGCAGCCAGTTTGGAATATGGCCCTCCAGCAAAATCATTGTTAAGGCATGAAATCCTTAACGTCAATAAAACTCTTGGAAAACAAATAGACAATAACATTAAGAAATTCTTGGGTGATAAAGCGTGAAAACTGGGTTTCTCTTAGCTGAAGATGAGGCTATAAAACTACGTTTCTCCAACTGTACGGTGTCGGATGACCGCAATAATTCCAGAGAAGTAGATGTATTCTTTAGATATCCAGAAGCCGAAACTGAGCGCAATTACCCATTTATTACAATTGAACTTATTGATATCCTACATGCAACAGATAGACAACATTCCGATGTTTTAATTTATTCTGGAAATGCTGGTGGGTGGTCGGATAATCCAGCATATTTTGATTACTGGCCTAGTGTTAGCGCCAGCGTTACTGGTGGGTCAACTACGACTTTCAAAAGAACAGACGATTTTATACCCGTAGATCTTTTGTATCAAGTATCTACCTATTGCAGAACGGCTTTACATGACCGTCAATTAACGGCCCGACTATTACAACGGGTAATTCCTTTTAGATACAATTCTATTAGCATACAAGCAGACGGCACAACCAGAAGGCTTGACCTTTTGGATT